CCCACAAAAGCCCCGCCGATAATGTTTTCGCCGGGGAGGAGATTTACTGATGGATGAACAAGAACAGCAGGAAATGGAAAAAGTCCGATCTGAAGCCGAGGCTGAAATATTTGGCGGTGCCGAGCCGACTCAAGGGCCGGAGGAAACGGCGCCAACAGAGAAACCGGCAGAGAAGAATACCGAAGAACCCAACGTTGATCCGTGGGCCGGGGTAGCTCCCGCCCTGCGCGAGCAGATGGAGGGCATGAATCAACGGATGGCTTCCCTGGACGAAATCACCGCCCGGCTAAAGACGGCAGAGGGACGAGTAAGCGCGTTGCAAAGCGAACTCGCCAAGAAGGCAACCCAGGACGTGAAGAAAACACCGGGGGCCGCCCCATCAGCCGCGCAGGTTGATGCAGCAGCAACCGATGCAGAGTGGGAAGAACTCAAAGAGGATTTTCCCGAATGGGCCAACGCCCTCGAAAAGCGAATCGCCGCAACCAACGAGAATGTGAGGTCGCTGATATCCAAGGAGCAGGCGCGGATGACCGAGGAAGTCGAAAAGCGCATCGTGTCAATCAAGCACCCTGGGTATCAAAAGACCATTCAGGACCCGGATTTTAAAACCTGGTTCCAGGCACAACCGGCAGAGTTCCAGAAATTGGCAAACAGCATGAAAGCCGATGACGCCATAACGGTGCTGGACGGATACGCCGCGGCCAGGGGCAAGGGTCCATCGAGGATTCAGGACAGGAAAAAGAGACTGCAAGACGCAGCAACGATCCCGAAAGGATCGCAACAAGCACCGATTAAAAGCGAGGCGGACATGTCCGAGGCCGAGCTTCGGAAAAAGATCGCCTCTGAAATTTGGGAGACATAGCAATGCAAAAATATTCCACCGTAGCAAGCCGGAATCTGATCCGGGCAGAACTCAAAATGCTGAAACATGCCGAGAACATCATGGTTCTCACGCAATTCGGGTCGCAGAAAGAGCAACCCCTGAACAAAACCGACACCGTGGTTTTCAGACGGGTCCGCCCGTTCAACTCCACGGTTCAGGCAAACCCTGCTACCGGATACTCGGAAACCCCGAGCATCACGGCGGCAAACTTCGCCCTGTCCGAGGGCACGACCCCGACCGCCAACACCATCAGCTATACCGATGTGTCAACCACGCTCCAGCAGTACGGTGTCCTGTTCAAATTTTCGAGCAAGGCCGCGCTGGTGTACGAGGATGATATCCCCAACGACATGGCGAAAGTGTGCGGGGACACCATGGGGGAAGTGGCCGAGCTCATCTGCTACGGCCAGGTTCGTGCGGGCACCTCTGTGGTTTATGCCAACGGATCGGCGAGAACCGACGTCAACACCGCGATCAGCCTCAAGGCCCTGCGGAAGGCCGCAAGGGCCATGGAGACCAACCGGGCCTCAAAGGTCACGAGCATGGTGAAGCCTGGCCCGAACTTCGGAACCGCTCCCGTCGAGCCGGGTTACATCGTGTTCATCCATACCGACCTCGCCGCGGACGTGCGGGACCTGGCCGGATTCGTCAAGCGCGTTGAATACGGGTCGGCTATCAAGCCCGTTCACCCGCGCGAAATCGGCGCCTGCGAGGAGTTCCGGTTTGTCACGAGCCCCCTGTTTACGCCGTTTGCGGATGGCGGGGCCGCCTCTGCCGGTACGGGTATGCTGGCAACGACCGCCAACGTGGACGTGTATCCCGTCATTGTGATGGGCGAGGACGCCTGGGGCCAGGTGTCCCTCAAGGGTCACAAGCACACCGGTATTTCGCCGACCATCATTCCCGCCAGTGAGAAAAACCACGCCAACCCCTCCGGCATGTTCGGATACGTGGGCGCGGATTTCTGGATGAGCTCGGTACGGCTGAACGAAAACTGGATGGTCCGGATCGAGTGCGGGGCTTCCGACCTGAACTAACCCGTAACCTCCCGGGCTTCGGCCCGGGAGTAAACGAGAGGTGAAATATTATGGCAAGCATAAAGAGCTTTATCGCAAGCCTGTCGAATGTGCGGGATGCCCGGTTTCTGCGGACGCTGTTTGATGCGGCCCGCGCCGAGTTGGTAGCATGCCGGGCTGTGGCGAACGAACTGAGAACCGACCACGCGAGTTTCAAGGCCGCCGTGGACACCGGCAAGACTCTGACGGATGAGCTTCACGACGATCACGCGACCAACAAGTCACACATGGATGCGCTCAAAACCGCGCTCAACAGCGTGATCGGAGCCCTGACGGCGGACGGGATCATCAACGCCACCGCCCTGGGGGTCGGAACAACTCCCGAGCAGGTTGCATCCACCGCGTTTCAGTACAGAATTGACGGGGTGCCGTATCACAAGGACGCGGTTGCGGCAGGAACCGCGTTCAGTGCGGCGGATACGATCAACACGGGTGCTGCGGCTGGATTCTTTTGGGGCATATGGGCGGTTCAGATCAATGCCGCGGGCACGGTTTCGACCAAGAGCCCTGCTGCGAATCAGGTCTACACCAGTGAGGCGTTGGCTATCGCGGCGCTTCCTGTTGCGGATGCCGGGAACGTGGTTATCGGGTACGTCACCGTCAAGACCAAGGAGAACGTGGACTGGGTGGCGATCACCGACGATCTGACCGACGCCAGCGATTGCACCGAGGCCAATTTCTACAACACGGCTTCGAGTATTCCTGCTGCGGTTTCGACGAACGCGGCGGCAACCCTGACGGCGGCAAAGGCCACCGCGGGACCGGCGACGATCACGGCGGCGGCAACGGCGGAGACCCTGGAAGCATAGCCGACTTTTAAAAACGTTTTAAAATTCCACAAAGCCCCCTTCGCCAATGGCGGACGGGGCTTTTTCTTTAACCAAGGAGAAACATCATGATCAATCTGAACGAACTTGCCCGAGGGGGCACCATCTGTCTATCGAAAGCGGGCCTTGCTATCGGCACAACCGCGTCAAAGGCCCAGATCTTAGCACCGAACGGCGCCGGAGTGGACTACGCCATCAAGGGCCTGCTGTACCACAAGAAGGACACCGACGATGCCATCCTGTTCACCGGTCTGGCCCAGGCGGATCTCACCACCTGCCTGTATCTGGTTTGCCTGGATAAGGACGGCACGGTTTCCGTGGTTCAGGGTACGGCGGTTCTGTCCGCGGACCTTTGTGCCGGGAATGCCGTTCTGCACTGGCCGGAACCGGCCGCGCTCACCTGCCCGATTGGCGCCATCAAACTGGCGATGAGCGGCGGCGATTTTACCGGGGGCACCACCGGCCTGAACCACGCAAGCGTGACCGACACCTATTACGATTTCTGCCTGGTGCCCGAGGCTCCGCTGACTTCGTAACCCGTTGAGTGTGTAAATCATCAAACGTTAATCCACGGGTAAACGGGAATAAGCGTTTACCCGTGGATCTATCAAGGAGATAAAAATGGCAAAAACCGAAGCGCAAGTTGAACACGAAAAGAGAATCCCCCTCGATGAGGTCGGCAAGCACAACGCGGTTGACCTGGCCGAGGAGAACATCGATGTCAAAAGCGAGGCGTTCGCCAACGAACTGCTGCTGATCGAGATCCATCCTTCCGGGGACGAGGGCGCTCTTGACGTGGTTACTCCCTCTGTCAACGCGATCAATCAACCGATCATCAGAGGTGTGCCCACACTGGTAAAGCGCAAATACGTCGAGGCCCTGGCAAGATCGAGAACGACCAAGTACCGGCAGGAGATCGGGGACCCAAGGGACCCTTCCAGCCTGAGAATGGTGGAGCGCACGGTTCTGTCCTATCCGTTCGTGGTTCACAAGGACCCTTCCGGAGCAGTCGGCAAACAATGGCTTAAAAACATACTGGCGCAGCAATAATGAACTTTTTACAGTTGGTGCAACGATTGCGGATGGAGGCGGGGGTCAGCGGCACAGGTCCCGTCTCCGTGGTCGCACAGACGGGCGAAATGGCGGAACTGGTTACGTGGATACAAGCCGCGTACCAGGATATCCAAAACCTTCGCCCGAACTGGCGGTTCATGCAGGACGAGTTCACGTTTCCCATGATCGCCGGGGTGAAAGCCTATCTGCCCTCAGCGGTCAGTCTGGACGATCTGGCGATATGGTTGCCGGATGATGTCCGGGCTTATTTGGTTGTGGCTGATGAATCGGCGCTCACCTATGAGCCATGGGCGGACTTCCGCGCGATCCGAGACATGGGCGCGATACCCACCGGCAGGCCGACCCATTTTTCAATCAAGCCGAACAACGCCCTGGTTTTCTGGCCGACGCCGGACGATGACTATACCTGCCGCGGCGAATACATCTGCGTACCGGATGAGCTTTCAGCCAATACCGACACGCCCATTATCCCCGCTCAATACCACATGCTGATTGTGTGGCGGGCGCTGACCAGTTACGGGGCGGCACTGGCGGCGGAAGAAAAGTACAACCACGGGTTGCAGGAATACCGGCGATTGATGAAGGCCATGGAGGCCACTCAACTGCCGAGCGAAGCGATGTGGGAGCCTCTTGTATGAAAATGCCGGGAGTAAGGGTTGAATATACCAAGATCATCGGCGGCATGGACGTTGTAAGCCCGGCAATGAGCATCCCCCCGGGCAAGGCCGAGCTTGCCATGAACTACGAACCGGGGGACCTGGGCGGGCTTCGCAGGATCGACGGATACGAGCGTTTCGACGGGGGGCCATCTCCTTCCGATGCGACATATTACTGGTGCAAAGCCGCGTTTGTGGGCGCCGTTGCCGTAACCGACACGATCACCGGGGTAACCTCCACGGAAACCGCCGAAGTGATTGAAGTCGGAACGGACTGGCTGACCGTTACCAAGGCATCCGGCACGTTCACCGAGGACGAGGATTTCAGTATCGGGGGCATAACCGTTGGCACGTTCGATGGGCTGCCCGCCGAGAAAGGGCATCCGAGCGGGGCCGACAATGCCGAAGCGTTAAGCCTGGCCGCCGATGTGTACCGGGCCGACATCGCCAAACCTGCCGGGTCCGGGCCTGTCCGGGGCGGCGGCAAACTGAACGGCACCCTGTATGTTTTCCGGGACAACGCACTGGCTACCGCTGGCGTTTTGTGGAAAGCCACTACTGCCGGATGGGTCGAGGTCACGTTGTTCCATGAGATCAGCTTTGATACCGGTGTCGGGCTCATCGAGGAGGGCGACACGATCACGCAGGACGTTTCCGGGGCAACCGCCCTGGTCAAGCGGGTTGTCCTGGAATCGGGCGCCTGGGGAGCCGATGCCGCGGGGCGGCTGATCATCACCACCATAACGGGCGCGTTCAACGCCGTAAACGATTTGCTTGTCGGGGCTGTCGTTCAGGCCACCGCCGCAAGTCTGGCGACACAGATCACGATTGCACCGGGCGGCAAATACTCAGTCGTCAACTATAATTTCTACGGCAGCACGGACACATATCGCATGTATGGGTGCGGAGGCGTCGGCCGGGGATTCGAGTTCGACGGGGCCGTGTATGTGCCACTTGATACCGGCATGGATACCGATACGCCCAGTCTCGTGACATGCTTCCAGGGGCACCTGTTTTTTGCATTCGGGGGGTCCTGGCAGCATTCCGGGACCGGTACGCCGTATTCATGGGCTCCTGCGGCAGGCGCGAACGAGGGGGGTGTTGGGGAAACCATCACCAATCTGATCCCTGTTACCGGGCAGGTTCTCGCCATCATCGGCGAGAGAGGGTCCCGTCAGTTGATGGGAACCTCTGTATCAGATTTCGAGCTGGCAACCATTTCGGCAGATGTCGGGTCGATAGCCTACGCGGCGCAAAACCTGGGAAGCGATACGCTGATGCTCGGGGATCACGGAATTACACGGTTGTCCGCAGCACAGACATACGGCAATTTTGAGCAAGGATCTGTCAGCAGATCGATTCAGCCATTGGTTGACGTGCTCAAGTCAAAGGTTATCGGTTCGTCTGTCTATCGTTCGCGGAACCAATACCGGGTTTATGGCAGTGACGGCAGCGGCCTGATTGCCACCGCGAGCAGTGAGAAAAACGGGCTGAACTGGGTGCCTGTCGTCTATTTCACCCAGTTGCAATACCTGATAAATCTCAACTGCGTCATTTCCTGCGACGACGATACCACCTATCTGTGCGACGATGAGGGCATGGTTTACCAGGCAGACAAGGGATCGAGCTTCGACGGCGAGGATATCGAGGCATATTTCCGCACCGCGTTCAATCACATGAAGTCCCCTACCACGGTCAAAAGCTTCCTGAAAGCCTCGTTTGAAATGTCCGTTGACGGGTATTCCGTGATCCGTGTCCATCCGGAATTTTCATACGGAGACACCCGATACGCACGGCACCTGCTCCAGGAAGAAGAAAGCCTTGGGTCCGGCGACCGTTGGAATGTCGGAACGTGGAACCAGTTTTTCTGGACGGCAAGACTGATCCATAATCCATCGCTTAATATCCGGGGGTCCGGGACAAATTTAACCATCGTCGTCTATTCCAAAAACAAGATCGACCAGGGGCACCGGGTTGACGGCATAATCGTTCATTATATCCCCAGGAGATTGCAAAGATGAGCACATTCACCAAACCAAGTGCTGTCGTGGCCCTGACGCTGGCCAAGGACACCGATATCAACGATCTGTCCGACGCCGTCGAGGAGGCTTTCGACCTGATTCCGGATGAAACCAGGCTGGAACGGGGCACGACCAATTATGTCGCTTCCGCGGGCGCCGGGAATGCCTACACGGTCAGCATGCCGACAACCCTTGCCGCCTACGTGGACGGCTACGAGGTTGTGATGAAGGCCAACCACACCAACACCGGCGCGGCGACCATCGATATTGACGGACTCGGGGCGAAATCCCTGCGCAGGCAGTACGGCGAGGCCCTGGCGGCTGGAGACATACAATCCGGCAAGATCGTTCCCTTCCGCTACAACACCACCTCTGGCTATTTCGAGATGCAGTTGATTACGACCGGCAACATGACGGACGTTGCGACCGTCGCGGGGATTGCCGGGAACGTTTCGACTGTTGCGGGCATTGCCGCCAACGTTACGACGGTTGCAGGCAACACGGCCAATATCAACACCGTTGCAGGTGTCGCGGCGAACGTAACCACGGTAGCCGGTGATACGGCCAATATCGGCACGATAGCGGCAGACTTGACAGGTGCTGATACCATCGGGACTGTTGCGGGAAATATAACGGACATTCAAACCGTCGCCGGAATCGATGCCGCCGTAAGTGCGGTTGCCGCGGTTGATGCTGCCGTTGTCGTTGTCGCTACCGATCTCTCGGGCGCGGATACCATCGGAATCGTGGCTGCGGACCTGGTAGGTGCTGACACCATCGGGGCCGTTGCAGGGATTGCCGCAAATGTTTCTACTGTAGCAGGAATCTCCGGGAACGTGACGACCGTTGCAGGGATTCATGCCAACGTAACCACCGTTGCAGGTGTCGCGGCGAACGTAACTACGGTAGCCGGTGACACGGCCAACATCGGCACGATAGCGGCAGACTTGACAGGTGCTGACACCATCGGGGCGGTTGCCACAATTGCGGCCAACGTGACCACGGTTGCAGGGATTTCCGGGAACGTGACGACCGTTGCAGGGATCGACGCAGACGTTACGACGGTTGCAGGCAACACGGCCAATATCGGCACGATAGCGGCCGACCTGGCAGGCGCGGATACCATCGGAATCGTGGCTGCGGATCTGAACGACGCAAATCATATCGGGGTAGTGGCGGGGATCGCGGCGGACGTGACGACCGTTGCAGGTGTCGCGGCGGATATTGCCACCATTGCCACAGACCTGAACGGGACTGATACCATTGGGATAGTAGCGTTAGACCTGGCCGACGCAAATTATATTGGGACTGTAGCCGGAATTTATACAGACGTGTCTACGGTAGCCGGTGACACGGCCAACATCGGGATCATTGCCGCCGATCTCGCGGGCGCTGATACCGTTGGAACTGTGGCGGCCGATCTGGCCGGGGATGATGATATCGGGACTGTTGCGGGCATTGCAGCAAACGTAACAACCGTGGCCGGGAACATCGCGGACATACAGACCGTTGCGGACATGACACTGTTGCTGGAGACCGCCGAAAAGGCCGCGGACTATACCCTTGCCCTGGCGGATGCGGGGAAAATCGTCGCCATGAACAAGTCCGGCGCCGCCACGCTGACAGTGCCCGCCAATGCCGCCGTCGCCTTCCCTGTTGGGTCCGTTGTCGGTGTTTACAACCTCTCCTCGGATGAAGTCACGATTGCCGAAGGCGGGGGGGTGACTGTCCGAAACGCCGGGAATTTACCGCAGTATGGGGAGGCGAGCCTGCGGAAGCGCGGTACGAATGAATGGGTTTTGGTGGGAGATGTATTGTAATGGGATATAATGCGGCCAGAAGACACAGAGGCCTTCAATACCAGCGTCCAGAGCCTGAATGCTGGCAGTTCACCGTTGAGACTACAGATATCAACCAGACCTTTGCGGTGAACATCGACACGGGCACGGATGTTGACATTACGATTGACTGGGACGATGGGTGCCCGCCTGTCAACTACACGACCACGGGCGTAAAGAGCTGCACCTATCCGGCTGCCGGAACGTATTACCCGAAGATTACCGGCTCCATCACGGGCGGAAACATCCAGCTCGGCAGTTCCGCCGACGATAGACCAAGGCTCAAGGCTACGGGCGTCATCGGCGGGGTGGTGGGGCTGGCCAATTTCACAACAACCTTCTACGGCTGCACGGGCCTTACCTCGCTCCCGACGGATCTGTTCAGGTACAATACGGCTGTGTCGGCAGAAGGCTTTTACGGAACCTTCGCTGATTGCACGGGCCTTACCTCGCTCCCGACGGATCTGTTCCGGTACAATACGGCTATATCGACTAGCGGCTTTTACGAAACCTTCGCTGGCTGCACGGGCCTTACTTCGCTCCCGACGGATCTGTTCCGG